GGCTGATCGACGCTGAGGAGGTGTTTAAACTTGGCCTCGTTGATTGGCTCTCCTAAGCGTGTTCGGGCAACAGAGGGACTTCCCTTCGTGGAAGAATCCGAGGCTGCAAGAATTATCGCACCCTTCGCACCAAAGTTTCTATGGTTTGCGGAGCAGGGTTACTACCCCCATATCTGGCAGGTTTGCTTTCATGCTAGCCAGGTTGAGGAAAGGCTGCGTAGATATCGTTCGCTCGTCGCAGGTAGACGAGGCGGAAAGACTCTATCAGCAGCGTGGGAGGTAGTCTACTATGCCTCGCATCCCCAAGAGTTTCACCACGACGCTCACGGGCGAGATTCAGACGATCCCCTTCATATTTGGGTTCTCACTCCTGACTATCGCTCATCTGGCCGCGCGGCGCTACACGCAATCCGCAAGGTTCTCAAACAGTCCAACCTCATCGAAGGAAAGGACTACTCCGAGAATCGCGGCAACATGTATATCGAATTCACCAACGGATCGCTCATCGAGTTCAAGACGGCAGAGCGACCGGACAAGCTGGTAGGTGCCGGACTAGACATCCTCTGGATTGACGAGGCGGCGCTGATCCCGGACGAGGAAGCGTGGAACATCGCGCGACCTGCGCTCTCCGACAAGGTGGGCCTGGTCGTCTGCACCACGACCCCGCGAGGGAAGAACTGGTACTACGATTTGTTTTGGGGGCCATCCGGCACCACAAACCCACAAGTAGGGACGGTGGAATATCGCTCGATTGACAACCCTCACTTCCCAGCCGAGGAGTGGAAGGAAGTAAAGCTATCGTACCATCCCCTTCTATTCAAACAAGAGTACATGGCGTCCTTCGACTCCATGGCGGGAAAAGAGTTGTCCGGAGAGTGGCTCAAGTATTTCACCTTCGACCAGGATTCTGCTGACCTCGATGTCATCACGATCCCGCGTCGTCCGGATCAGCCCAAGAAGTACGCACTCACCACATACATCGGTGTTGACCCGGCTGTATCGCTGGCCGACACAGCGGACAAGTTCGCTATCGCACTGATCGGCGTCACTGAAGATGGCGGTCAGGCGTTCTTGCTCCGTCTGTGGGCGGGACGCATCCCGTTCCACGAGCAGGTGGACAAGGTGTACGAGTGGTGGAACCAGTACCGTCCCCAAGTCATCGGCGTTGAGTCGCAGGCTTATCAGAAGGTGCTGGCAGATCAGATCGCACGGATGCCTGGGTTCCCCCCGGTTATTCCGGTGTTCGCTAACGGCAAGAAGTCCGAGCGTATCCTCTCGATGGCCCCGCTGTTCAAGCAGGGGCGAATGAGGATTCATCGGCACATGCACAGGGAGTTCATTGAGGAGTGGCTCGACTACGACTCCGCCCTCAAGAACACCAAGGACGACTGTTTGGATGCGGTGGAAATCGCTATCCGCAGCGCCGCCTCTCTCCTTCCCCACATGGAGAGCAAGGATCATATGGAAAGGCCGCTTACTCTACAGGAGCTTGCAGACAGGCACCGTAGACCACGGCGGGACAACTACGACCCTGAGATGGGAGTTGAGTTCTAATGGCATTTAGACTCTGCAACAAAGACCGCATGCTAAAGCCTGGCAAGTGCCTCATCTGTGAGACACACCCAGGACATCGCGTGGTTGACACCGGCTATAACCTTACAGCCGCCACGGTGTTCGACAAGCTGCGCGGGCGCAAGTACATCTGCTCCGGCTGCGGCGAGAAGATCGGCAAGGCGCTGGGTATGATTACCCAGGTACAGGTAAACGCACTACAAGTGGAAATCAAGGCTCTCTCCGAGAGGCGCGATGAACTGGCCGAGCAGGTCAGAATCACCGAGCAGCTTGATGACCTTCGGACGTTCCTAGGAGGTGGAAGCGTTGAAGCTCCGGCTCCCGTGGAAAACGAAGGCGCAGCTACTACAGGAGGAGATTGACTTCCTTAGGGCTGGGTACGCCCAGCTACAGAACTATGTACTCATGACGGGTGGCGGCGCTCCGGTGTCCGCCCCCAACCTTCCCGCTGTGCTAGCGGATTGGGGCGAGCCTGGCGACGCGGCCATCAAGGACGTGCGTGAGGAAGCCCGCCGCATGTATAGCACCGAGGAAGAAGAAGATATCCAGTACGCACTGGAAGAAGGACTCATTGGTGAAGCAGAGGCGAAGCGCCTGTTGGCCGAAGCCGATGCTATCGCAAACGACATCGAAGTAATGTAAGGAGGGTTAGGTGGCGTCTACCAACAAGAACGCTGCGAGTAGCAAGTCTATCAGCGACCTCAAGACCGCCGCTGACCTCACGCAGAAGCTAGACGAACTCAAGAAGCACCGTCAGAAGTTGGAAAACGACTGGAAGTTGAATCTGGCCTTCTATCGGAACAACCAGTATTGCTACGTCTCTAAGGCGGGCAGGCTGGAGACCCTTCCGACTGAGGAGGGCGAGAAGCCCCGCTACCGAGTGAGGCTCACCGCCAACCAAATCACTCCCGGCGTCCAGACTCTCCTTGCGAAACTGACCAAGACGAAGCCGGTTATGTCGGCTACGCCACAGTCGTCCTCGACAGGGGACGTGAAGGCGGCGCAGATGAGCGAGTTTCTGCTTGAGGATTGGTGGGTCTCGCTGGGCATGGATGACAAGCTGGAGGAAGCCCTCCTGTGGTCAATCGTGGCTGGTCAGGGCTGGTGGAAGATTTCGTGGGATGAGGAAGCAGGACTTCCCATGGAGTTCACCATGAACCCGACAGATGGGAGCGTCATCACTAACGACGCGCTCGTCACGCAGTACAAGAACCAGCTTCAGCAGATGGGTCTGCCGGAGGACTACTCCGATCAGACGGTGTTCCTCGGTGACGTTCGCGTGGACGTGCTCTCGCCTTTCCAGGTGTGGGTCGATCCCGCAGCCAAGACGTATACCGAAGCCAAGTACGCAATCTGCGAGCACTCTATGTCGCCGGACGAAATCAAGGCCCGGTTCGGCAAGACGATCATCGCAGACGCGGTGCCGACGGAGCCGGACAAGGCCCTCAAGATGGGCGAAGGCTCGGCGGACTCCGGTTCGCACGTCAAGACCGTGAAGAAGGTCTACTTCGGCTACTTCCTCCCTCAGGCTGCGCTACCCCGTGGGCGCTACGTCGTGTGGGTAGAGGACGGCGCAGGCGACAAGCCTGGCGCTCCTGCCGACGACAAGCAGAACATTCTCTACGACAAGCCGTGGGAATTCCCCACGAACGAACTGCCGCTGGTCAAGTTCAACGGTGTGCGGGTTCCGGGTAGCATCTACGACGATGCCGTGGTCACCATGGCCCGTCCGCTCCAGAAGGAACTCAACCGCACCATCAGCCAGATCGTGCAGTACAAGAACCTCACAATCAAACCAAGGGTGTGGGCACCCGTCGGCTCGCTCAAGCAGCGAATCACCGACGAGCCAGGTGCCGTCTATGAGTTCCAGCCCATCGCTGGGATGCGCCCCGAGGTCGAGAACCTCCCCTCCATGCCGCCTTACGTCTTTGAACACCTCAAGGATGTCACCATGCGGCTGCGGGATGTGTTCGGCCTCAATGAAGTATCCGAGGGCCGCGTGCCCCCGAATGTGGAAGCGGGCGTCGCTATCGACCTGCTTCAGGAAATGGCAACCGACCGGCTTGCGCCGACCATCAAGCTCATCGAGACCTCGCTCGCGCGTGCGTCCAAGCTCCTGCTCATACTCGCGCAGGAGTATTACGTTGAGCCTCGCCTCCTCAAAATCAGGGGCGGCGGCGGGTCGATGCAGGTCAAGAAGTTCAAGGGTGCCGACATCAAGGGAGGTGTCGATGTTACCGCTGAGTCAGGTTCTGGCCTTCCTCGCACTCGCGCAGGGCGGCAAGCGCGGATCGACTCCTACGTTGACCGAGGTGTTCTCCAGCCTCACCAGGCGTGGAAATACTACGACCTAGCTGATATGAAGTCGGTGGCCGCTAAGTACGCTGCCGACGAGGATCAGGCATACCGCGAAATTGAGAAGCTCATCAAGGGTGAGCCGCTCAACATGAGTGCGGTACGCCAGGCGCAGCAGGCTCTGATGCAGGGGATCAACCCCTCCACCGGCCAGCCACTTCAGGACGAGTCCGAAGTGCAGCAGGTGCTAGAGCAGGCGGCGTTCTCGCCAGGTCTCATGGACAACGACTCCGTACACCTCGACGTTCTGCACGACTTCATGGTCAGTGTGGAATACGAGGCGCTCGACCCCGAAATACAGAGGTTGTTTGAGCTTCACGCGTCGCTGACGCAGGAGCAGGCCAAGTCTAAGGCCCCGCTTCCGGAAGGTCAGGCACCTAGGGTCAACTTCGCTATCAAGGGCACGGCTGGGCCTACGGTGGCTGCCGAGATTGCTAACAAGGCAGGCATCCAGGTCACTCCTGAGGACTTCATGGAGGAGCCGCTTGAGACGTGGGTTACCGACTCGATGGATAAGCCGGACGCTGACTCGGCTGGGAACGATGAATTCACCCAGGCGGAGCAGGTCATGCAGGCGCAGCTTGCGATGGATAAGCATGCTGTCTCGCAGGCATCGACCCTTCAGAAGATGGCTCACGCCGAACAGAAGGCAGCTCAGGGCGAGGAGGCACACCAGCAGGCAATGAAAACTGCCAGGGAGAAGCCTAGTGGCCCAACGAAAAAGTAAATACGATGATGAGGCGAAGGGGGCGGCACTCCGCTCCCTAACCCTCAATGATGGAAACCTCACCCGCACCGCTCGGGAGACGGGCATCCCCAAGGGGACGCTCCAGACCTGGCGGGACGAGTGGAAGCATGACGGC